GTGCCCTGCCCGTAGACAACGAGCGGGCCAGTCATTGCCGTGATGCCCATGAGCTATGGCCCTCCATCGTTGGCAAAGTCGCCGTGGTACTTCTTAACAGCGACACAATAAGCGGCGTAGGCTTCCTCGGCGGTCTGGAAACGCTCAGAGCTATATATTCTCTTTCCGTTGACCATCATCTGCCACCGATAGTTCTTTCCGTCGCGATGTTCTCTGCCTGCCTGATGCCAAATGCCCTTATATCCGGTCTTGTTGTCACGATGCCTTCGGATATTTTGCATCTGCTCCGTTTGATTGGCTTCTCTCAGGTTCTCCCATCGGTCATCGAGCGGATCGTTGTTTCTGTGATCGATACTGTGCTTCGGCCACTCACCCGTCATCCAGGCCCAAATCAGATGTGACGCAATGTAGATCTTGCGCTTGTATCCGATCTGTCTGCAGACGTACCCCTTTTCGTCTGTGTGGATCGTCCCGGCTCGATCACCGATCTTCACTCCCCATTTCGGGGCAACACGCCAGATCAGCTCTCCTGTGCTCTTCTTGTATGAGAACAGGTCTCTAACCAGTTCGATCGGCATCCTTTCCTTTGGCATCTTGGCTCCTCCATGCGAAGGAGCCGAGTATTTCTCATCACGTTGTAAGAGTCAACCGTTCACTGTCATGACGTTGGGAACGTGCCATAGACCCCACGCCAATCGAAGTAAGAGAAAGCATACCTTTCTCTGCCCTTTACCTTCAGGTTATCAGTGTCGAAATCTACGTACATATCCATCTCAAACGGCACTCTGTCGTAGTAGATGAGGCCACGCTTATCGGTTTTGACGAACCAGGCGAAGTTACTGGTGAGAAACTCATTAACCATAAAGTCCCTTAAACCTCCGCCGACATGTTGGATAGCATTGATGTCATTGTCGTTGGTACCGGGTCTTAAAGTCGTTCGAAGTAACCGGACGGCTACCGGCTCCAAAGCTGCGGGTATAAGTAATAGGTCCGCGCGCGCGACAATCTTAATGCCGCGCTCATCGACCCAGTTATTTCTGATTGTCGTCATTGCCGTGAGCAAGGTCGACTCATTAAGGTCAACCTCGACGGTCGGCTTGTTGGCTACGGTGCCGGTGTCGATGGGGTGGCTAGTAGCAAACAGTGCGACGTTATCGCCGCCGATGCTTTGGTCGTATACGTTACCTAAATTGAAAATATTGGCGGCATAGATCTCTTTGGTAGTAGCAAATACGTCCTGCAAACCCAGGTTACTCGGGTTAAACTCCGCCTTATATTGGTTATCTTCCACGGCTTTCCTGGTGATGATATAACCGAGACTTAGCTCTCGCATCTCCGCGCTATACATCCAGCGCTCACCAGCTCGGTCATCGTAATAGGTCATAGCGCCTTCGTTCTTTTCTCGTGCAAGTGGCAGGTAAGCCATTTGCGTGCGACGCTCGAGTGCCATCTTGCTCGTGCGCTTTTCGAAAAGCCTTGACCACTTTGTCTCGATCTTTCGGTAACGACCTTCGACCGCGGCCAAGCCGGGGAAAAGCTCGTTCTTGATGCTCGCAAGATTGATAGCCATGGCTTACCCCTTAGATGCCGGCAAACTGCCGCAGGAACTGATCGTTCCACGCCACCTCAACGATGTTGTTCGCGGAGGTCGCGTCATAACCGTTTTCGACGAAGCGGGTGTTGTTTCCGAGCGCGACCACGCGGAACGGGAACGTCGCTGTCACCGCCATGGTGGCTTGATTGATGGCCCATTTGGATTGGCCGGTAGTGCTGGAGGTGACCACCACATCGGCGTTTTGTCCGAGATCGGCAAAGGCGACCGGCGACGCGCCGGTTGACTGCACCTCGAACACGACCAGCGGATCATCGACGATGAACACATCGATGTCGCCGATGGCACCGGAGCCGGGCCAGTAGTTGCTCCAGATGTTGTATCCCAAGGCACTCGACAGGTAATGACAGCCTTGGAAAATCCCGCGCCACAGATGCGTGGTGATGCCGGCAGCGGCAACCGTCACGTAACCGGAGGCCTGGCTTTGCACTCCATCACCGCGGTTCAACGGGTTAGTATCGCCGTTGGCGACTTTCAATTGCGTGAGATTGCCCGACCAGGCTCCGCCGTCGATGCGGCGGATGGGCTTAAAACCGAAACGTGCGTCTACGTTCGCCATAGCGGCGGCTCCCCTGTCTAGGGTTGCCGGCGTCTGGCGAGCTCCGCCTTGGTCCGGTGAGATTTAGCGCGTACCCGAGCTCCGGGTGCCGACCCCGAGTTACTCGGGGATTTCGATCGCCTCGCGTGCAGAACGGTCAGCGAGCACCAAGCGAGGCGCTTGGCCTTCCGGCGTAGTCTTCATCACCTGTCTATGCATTTGCAGGGTGCGACTCGCCTTGTCGTATTCTTCCTGTCTCGCCTGCACTGTCAAGCGCATAGGCCTTTCCATCAGGATCATGTCCTTGACTCTGACGGGGCCTTCGGTGCCGGGCGGCGCAAAGCGACCAGGGAAGTCCGAGTGCTGCACCGCGCGCCAGCCTTGGCGCTGATTGGTCAGCCACTCGGAAAAATTTTGCTCGCCATGAACTTCCCATCTTTTCCAATTGAAATCGATCTCGTTGTGGGCGTTCTTGGGATCGCCGCCGGTCGGCGCGTAGATAGAGTAGATATCGGTGATGTCGAACGGATTGATGGCGGCGTCGCCGGTCATTTGTCGGCTGCGGCCATCATCCCTGATGCGCAGCTGGCTGCGCTCTTCAGCGCGCAGCGCCTCGCGCGGCTGAGGATCGTCGGTGCGCGGGTTATCCCGCACTGGGCTCGGGATCTTGTCCAGCATCTTCGATCTCCTTAGGTTTCATCTCTTCCATCCCAAACACCCAGGCCGGGACGCGGGAGCGTTTCAGCTCCTCGATTTGCCCTCGCAGGCGGTTGATCTCCGCGTACAGCGCCTCGATCTCGTCGGCGGTTTCCTCGCGTGACGGAGGTTCTCGCGACGTGTCGCGCAGCCATCCGGCCAAGCCAACGATTTCAAGCTCGCTCATGTAACCTTACCCACCACCGGGTATAGAGGACCAAGATTGCCAGCGGGATGGTGACTGCGAGGACATCCATCATGTGATCGGCGTCATGCGCCCTTCTTTGATCAGGCGGACGTAGTTTCTTGCCCACTCTTGCGGAGTGACACCTTGTTCTTCGGCCAATTGCCGCATCTTTGGCGTCATCACGAAGGTGCCATCCGCCCGCATGCCGTTTGCCGGCAGCGGATTGCCGCGTGCAACGGGTGCAGCGTAGCCGCCGTCGGCCCGAGGAGCGCTTCCGTTGCCGATCAGGCTTTCGATGTGCTGGAAGTAGCCAGCCGTATCGACGGAGTGCCCGGCGTCAAGCGCTTTTTCGTGTGCCTCGATCGCGCCGCGCATCAATGAGCCGTCCCCACGCACGAGCTCGGGGTGTCGGCGTATGAAAGCTTGGGTTTCCGGGGTTCTGCCCCGCGTCGCCAGCTGCATCTTGCGTTCCGCAGGGTCATTGGACAGCTGCGGCCGCTGCTGTGCTTGGGCGCGCTGCTGCGCGGCTGCTTGCGCTTGCTGTGCTGCGATATATTGCTGTTGCTGCGCCTGATATTGCTGCTGCGCGAGCAGGCGCTGGCGTTCCTGGGTGGCAGCGTTCTTCTGGTTCTCAAAGCTTGCAAGCTGGCCGCCTAGATGGCTCATCCGCTTGTTGATCTCCGAGACAGTCTTCCAGTCGCCGTCGTTGTAGGCCGACTCTTGCCTGGCCCCCAGAGCATCCATCTGCTCTTGCGCGCTGTGGATCTGGTGCTCGAAGAAAAGCTCATAGGTGGAAACGCCGCGGCGTTCGGCCTCCTGGGCAAAGGCAACGGCCTGATCGCGTTCTTGCGCTAGTCGTCGGTTGTCGGCGATGGTGCGCGCGCGCGCTTGCCGTTCAGCGTTGACCTGGCGCTCGAGGTCGCCCATGGCGACTTCCGGAGCCAACGGCGGAGAAGGCACGCGCGGCAGCGATGCTTGGCCGGGACCGGGGACCGGCGGCGGCTTTTCCGGCGCCTGTTGCGCCTTGATCTCATCGTCGCGTTTGACTTCTTCCGGCTTTTTCTCGTCCTCTTCCTCCTTGTTGAGATCGACGACGAGGTTCTCGTCCTCTTCGGCCATCGCTATCTCCCTAGTATACTAACCGCGGATCTTTCAGCCGCGCGATGACGCTGACGTCCTTCAAGATCCGACAGTGGATGCGGTTGATCGTGAACTGGCGATTGTCGCGGATATCGTATTGCGCCCAATCGCCGATATTGAGGTTCTGGCCTTTGAAAAAGACGCCCAGCTCCGGACAATCGACGAAAGCAAGCGGACCTTTGGCGACGACCAAGCCTACCTTTCCTTGGCTTATGGCTTCGGCCTGGGTTATCTGCGGCAGATGGATCTTGGTGCCGCCGGGCAGGATCTGAAATGCCGGCAGGTAATAGGTCGCGGTAATTACCACATTGTGGAAAAACTCCGCGTTATCCATCCAGAGCTCGCAACGGCTGAGCATAAAAGCCTTGGGATCGGCGGCATACTCTTCTTCTTCTTCCTCATTGCGCCAGGGCGTCGCCGGCGCCTGCGTCATGGTAGCGACGCTGGGACCGGAGATAAGCTCATGATGTGGCACAGGCGACAGCATCAGTTCATCATCCTATCGCTGACCTCTCTGGGCTCGTCAGATCCTTCGTTCATACGCCGCGCGACTTGGCGCATCAAGTTGAGGCATCCCTCATAACCCTGGATGATACCTTCGGTCCTATTGAAGGTATCCCAGTTTTGGCTGGTGCGGATAGTGCGATAAAGGCCTGGGGCTTTATCGTCCCCGGCGAGGACCTTTCTGATAGCCTGCTCGAGCTGAGCGGCAAAGGTTACGTCGTCGGGGTGGACGACCATCAAAGCTCCGTATCGGCCGGGACTTTTGCTGCCATTTTGGCTTTAGCGAGGCGACCGAGGCCGCCAGCGGCGCTGCCGGGCATCTTTGGTCCGCGCCCTGACTGCGGGCCTACGCCGCCGACATGGCCGCCGCGCTGTCTAAAGCCGGCACCTTGTTGGCGATACTTTGAGGCAATAAGCCCTGGATCCTTAGAGGTTTGCTTTGTTGGGACAAAGCCGCCGGCAGCGCGCTTACCTTTGTCCTCTTTGGCCTCCAGCTTCTTGAACTCGCTGTGGATAAGCTTTTTGTCCTCGGCGGCGTCGGAGTGACTGCCGCCTTTCTTGTAGCCCAAGCTTGTTCCGGGCGCAGGCGGGGTTGTGGCACCGAAGCGCGCGCGCCGCCGTTGCATTGCTGTTTGCGGGATCACGGTCGGCACTGGGGGCAGTTGCCGCGCAGGGACGACTGGGCGCGCGCCGCTCACGGGATTAAAGCCGCCAAGCTGCCGCTTCTTAGTCTTGCTGCGCTCTTCGCTTTTCTCTTCGCGTTCCTCGCCGCCCGGCTCTTCAGCTTCGCCACCGCGCTCGAAACCGGTGGCGACGCGACGCGCAGCGCGCGCGCCGGCGGCGCGGGCAAGACCTCCGATTGGCGCAGCAGCGACTGGCGGACGCGCGATTGCTACGGGGCGCCGCACGACGGGGCGCACCATGGGACGTGCGACTGCAAGCGGTCGCCGCACGAGCGGGGCGACGCCGCCGAGTTGGCGTTTGACGCTGCCGCCTGCAGCCATTGGCGGTTGCGGACCTTGCGAATCCGGCGGGCAAGTCACGCCATCGGAGTTACCGGGCGGAGCCATAGCGGGACCGCCCATTTGTCTGCGGACTACGCCGCCGCGCTTGAAGATGCCGCCGGGCGGAGGCGGAGTGAGGCCGGGAGGCGCGCCGGGACCGCCTAAACCAGGGGGCATGCCGGGAGGACCGCCCATGGCGAGCTGGATTGGCGGCATTGGCGGACGCGGCGGCCCGCCGGGAGGCGGCCCACCAACAGGAGGTCCCGCCATCGGTGGTCGCGGTGGCATTGCGCCGGGGCCGCCGATACCGCCGGCACGGCCGCCTTGGCCGCCGGCATGCGAGATGACGATATTGGTCACGCTGTGTGGCTTGCGGCCTTTGATGCCGCCACCGCGCGCGTACTTGCCCATGCTGTTGGGTTGCCGATCGGGACGTTTGGGTCCGGCTTTGCCGGAGATAGTCATTGGCGAGGAGGTGCCCGCGTTCTTCTTCGGATATTTCGTGCCGCCCTGCGTGTAGATAGCGCCAGCGCCCCATGACTTGCCTGCTTTTGCGCCCAGGCGACCGCGGCGTGCCTTTATCGAGGCGTTTATTTTCCCCGCGTAAGGATGATTGAGGTGAGAGGTCATGGGCTCCTCCGAATCAGTTGCGTGATCTTATCGTGTCTCGAGATAGTGGACGATTAGTCTGCGGATCAGCCAACTCAAAGACACTTTCTTTTCTGCCGCGTCGCGTTTGATCGCTCTTAGGGTATCGGGATGTATCATGAAGGAAATCCGCGACTTATTGCACCATCTTTGCCCTTTCTGCCGAGCGATCTGATACTTGGTTTTCTCGCTGACTGCCGTCATAGCACTCGATTGGGTGGCAACGCCGGCGGCGGCGCGCCCGCCGCGCCCGCCACGCCAGGACCGAACTGTTGCGAGAACTGACGCGCGACCGGCGTAGCCAAAGGATGGATCAACGCGCCTTCGGCGAGTTGCATGCGCTCTTGCGCGAGCTTTGCGCCTTCGATGCGCTCGCGCGAAACCCTTTCCTCGCGATTGTTTTGCAGCTGGATCTCTTGGATCATCAGTTTCATCCGTTCGGAGAGCATTTCCAGGGCGCCTTTCATTTGCATATCCTGGGCTTTCTGCGCCAACTCTTGGGTAGCGAGCTGAGTATCCGCCATAGCTTTCATAGTTTTCGGGTCTGGCTGCTGGCTACCGGGCGGTTTGAGCAGCTCATCGACGGTGCCCATGCCGACCATTGAGGAAACCCGCCTAACTACTGCGGGAAGGTCCCACATAGTCGGGTCCATTTGAACCAACTGGACTAACGCCACGGCCTTCATGACCCTGATGCTATGGCTTGGGGTATTTGGATCGGCGCGCGGGACTATGCTGCAGGTTGTGAGCGCGTTTACGAGGTCCTGGCGTTCCCATTGCCGCGCCGGCGAGGGATTAGCGCATAAAAGCGCATCGGGATCTTGGATAAAGAGATCGCGTAGAAGCGAGAACTCTTCCGCCTGGGCTATATGCATCCCTTTGTGAACGCTATCGATTACCTTAACGGCCTGGTCCAACATCGCGAGCGTGGTTCCGACCGGCACATCTTGTCTTCCTTCGCCGACGGCGAGCTCGGGCGTGCCGCCGACGCGGCGCGCTTCTTCTTCGATATGCGTGGTCACCTGTACGAGGCCGGCCGTGACGTCCTTATAAGGTAACGGCATCACGTTGTTATTAATTGGCTGGCCGCCGGTATTGATACGCACGCCGGCGCCGAGGCCGACGCGGAACATCATCGTATCTTGGCGTCCGACCGTCTCGCTGTAGAGGAATCCCGGCCAGGATGAGAAGGCGGCGCTATCGAGAGCAAGCCGCCAGGCTGTGGTGATGGCCGCGGTGGCATTGCCCATGATTGCCAATAGGCCGACGCCATAGAAACCCAGGCCTTCGACAAAGGGGAACTTAACAATTGGCATGATACCGATGAAGCGGTCGTCGTTTTCCTGCCAGCGGCGGCGGACCTCGAGCACCGTTTGGCTATCTTTGTCGATCGACACCTTATAAGGCAGCGGCAGGCCGGTTATTTTGCCGCGCTCTTTGTGCTCGAACCCGGCAACATCCAACTCGCAATAGACCTCGTAGACCGTGTGCTTGTAATCCTCGGGGCGCGAGGAGAAGACGCTTAGCCCGGCGACATCTTTTTCTGCGCGCTCGACGGGATCCGGGTCGGGCGCGGCCGGCGGCTGCAGGTCGATGTCGAGGTAGGTGCCGGACAATTGCATCCGGCGCATCACGCTCTGTCGCATTTCGATACGGTGCGTGACGCGGCCGCAATCGTGCAGGGAAACCTCGTTGTCGGAGACTACGATGTCTTCAGCGTCGACCGCGCGCGAGATAGGTCGGCGCAAGATCGGGCATCTATAGACCTTTTTGAACCCTGACCCGCCGAAACCTTGCATGAAGAACATGCGGTTAGTGTCGGGATAATAAGGTTTATCGACGACGGTGAGATAGTGATTGAAATCCATCTCCAATGCGTCGGCCCAGATATCGCGATCGTCGCCGGTTTGCTGGCGCGGAAGTTGCGCCTGGGCTTCTTGCTGCAGGCGATAGGGGGTTTTTGGTGAGCTATCGTTGGCCACTTTGACTGGGCCGCCGGCGGGGAGAAGCTCGCCGCGGGCATTGGCCTGATGGCGCATGACGGCGTCGAGCAGGATGGGCGAGCGGATGGTACTTTGCCCTTCGACTGCGGTATCGGCGTCGGCGGAGGGCGATCTTGGGTTTTCGATTTTGAGCGCGAGGTGTTTTATCCCAGCGGCACGCCTATCGATCCAGTCCTGGCGGGTTTGGATATCGTTATCGATGCCGTTGAGCAGCTCGTCGCAGATGCGGGCGAGCTCGCGCTCATCGATATACTCGGCGAGATTGGCGTCGTGGGCTTGGGCGCTGCCGCGCGGTTCGCGCGCGGTTTTGCCGTCGAGGCGGATGATCAGGGCGCCGTCGGCGCGTTCGATACCGATATTTTCCGGGGCTTTTTCCGCGTCCTCTTGGATGACGACGACGACGGGATCGCTGTCCGGCGGCGTAGTAGCTGCGCCGGGCACGGGATCATCGAGGTTACGATAGTGTTCGGTGGGCTGGATGCCGTTACCGTTAGCCATCAGAACTGTTGGAAGCCTCCTTGGTCCGTGTACTCGAGCACGCCGCCGGGGTAGAGCGTCGTTTTATAGAGCCTGACCACTGTGCTGCCGTCGGTATGCTGCACGGTGACATCGGTAGCGAGCGTGGCGTGGCGATTGCGCACGTGCATGGTCTTCATATTGCGCTGAGTCGAGGCGGCGGGTGACGGCGTGACGGTGGTGGTTGCGGCGGTGGAGATATTGGTATTGGTCCTGCCGGCGGTAACGGTGGCGCCCAGCGTGTCGACCCAGCTCGCATGCACATCGACGGTTACTGCGGCCGAGGTAACGAGCTGGAGCTGATCGGATGTTGAGGTGAGTAGGATCATCGCCGTGTAGTTCCTGGCGTCGGCCACTTTGCCGGATCGTAGGGGCTGGGTATTGGCGAGCCGTCATTGAGCCATTGACGGAAGGCAAAGCCTTCGCCGGCCGGGCAGTTATTGCCGAGATCCCATGGCAAGAAGGCGAGGTCGGAGCTTCGCTGCACCATGGTGTTATCGGGCTTGGTGAACTCGTAGGCAGTAGCCATGATCAAAGCCTCGCGTCGGCGACCCAATGGGCATTGAAGTAGACGGATGCCGGGCTACCGCCGATAGCCGCCTGGATTTCGCTTCCGCTTTCGCCGAGGTTGCCGACGCTCATTGGCACGTCGGTATTGGAGAGCGACTCCCAGACTTTTGATGCTGCTCCGGTATTTGGCGAGTAGACGGAGAAGGCGGGGGCGGCGCGTTTATGCACGGAGAAGCGTGCCGGCGCGGTCATTTCCGCGTTGGTGCCGCTGTTGAGCGAGAGGCCCCACTCCAGCTCGCCGGGGGTGCTGAGCGCCTGGGGAGCGACGAGGTAGTTGTAGGATTTCTCGTAGTAGCGCCGGCAGAGGACGAGTTCCTCGTCGAAGTTGCGGGTGACGATGGTGCCTTGGGCGACGGGATTGGTTCCGGGGATGAGGCTGACGCCGCAGATTTGCATATAGTCGGTGGTAGCGGCGACGCCATTGAGCGTGCCGGTGACTGCTTCGGTTCTTGCTGGGTTCCACGAGTTGGCGCTGCCGGTGAAGGTTGTTCCGGCCATCATCACCCAATTGATATAGAGGCCGGCGGCGTTATCGATGCGCCAAGTGCCGGTGACATCGCCGGGGATGGTGGCGGTTTTATACTCCCAGGTGGCGCTGGAGTTTACGCTGAAGTTAAAGGGGTAGCAGCGGTTGACGTTGAAGTTTTCGATGCTGGCGCTGTAGGTTCCGGTTCTATTGGCTTTAACCCAGAAGCCTAATGCGATGTTTTGCGCGCCGGCGGCGCCGAAGCCCAGCCGGGCGCAGCGGTAGCCTTCGACGACGGCGTAGATCAATGCTTTGTCGCCGGCGGCGATCGAGGTATCGGCGGTGGTGACGGAGACTTTGAGGCTATTTTTGTAGCCGGCCGGGGCGTCGATAATTTGCTGGGCGGTGATGACGACGCTGCCGAGCACGTGCACGCCGAACATATCGATGGTGTAACGATTAAGGTTAGAGATGCTGTTTATGGCGTTGGCTATGCTTTCCTGGCTGACTTCCATACCGCTGTTGATAATGAGATTGGTAGCGGGGGAGAAGCTTGTGCTGATGCCGCCGCTGGCGGTGGTGAAGCCGACCTCATCGATATATTGCAGGGTTGTGCCGCCGGCCAGCGTAACCTTGTGCAACTGAGAGACGATTGTTCCGTCGGTGTGCTGCACCGTGATGTCGACGGCGCTTGAGCCGGCATTAGCGATGTGGATAGTTTTGATGTTGCGTTGCGTGGCGGCGGCGGGCGGGGCGACGATGCTGGTAGTGGCGGCCGTGCTGATTGCGGTATTGGTTCTGCCCGGCGTGACCGTGCCGGAGGTATTATCCATCCAGCTGCAATGCACGTTGATGGTTCCCGATGCGGCGGTGATGACTTGCAGGGCATCGGTGGTGGAAGAGAGAATCAGCATGGCGCGAAGCTAGCTGATTCGCGCGCTATCTTCTTGCTTGGCGTTTTTAGCGGCCAGTCTGATGCCGCGCAGGATGGCGGCGCGGGAAGCTTTATCGCGCCAGGGATTTTTACGCGAAGGCCGGGTAGAGCGCGGTGGGTTGGCGGCGATACTTATTGATGTCGACGGCATCGAGCTCGTCCTCGTCGGGCATTTGCGCGAGGCCCAATTGGCGCAGATGCACTAATGCTTGTGACATGGCGTCGGCGAGATCGTCGTGCGCGCCTTTGGGCAGCTCGGCGCATTGCGTCATCACCTTGTCGGCCCAGTCCTTGAACAGGTAATCATGCGCGGTTCCTTCGGCGGGGGCGTAGACCAACCCGCACTCGAACAGGTTTTGCACCGATAGCATGCGGGCGACCTTATCTCCTTCCGGATTGATCAATTGCACGCCGAAGTCGGCGCGGTCCTGGGTTTTCGGGTTTTGCGCGAGCACATCGGAGATGACGCGGCCGCGTCGGCGCAGCTCTTGCGCCACGGGATGGCCGGAGGCTTTATCCTCGACGAGGACGCGGTTGACCTTAAATTTCCTGCATGTCTCCTCTATTTTTTTGACCAGCTCGTAGAGCTCTAATCTCTCCGCCCAGGCCCACATCAATATGAGGCGGCGATTTTGGTTAAGGTCGCGGGCAACGCCGAGGACGACGCCGGCGGAGGGGTCGTTTATTTTTTTCTCGGTTTGTGCGGTATCCAGACTCAAGACGGTATAGCTCATCGATGGAAAGAGCGGCCAGGGCACGCCAAAATTTTGACAGTTCTCTTGGGTATAGGGCCGCCAGTGCTCGCGCTTTATTATGCCACCACCGCGCGGTGCGGGTCTTTGCTGATACTGGCCGGCGTATGCCCATGAGCCTTTTTCTCTTTCGATATTAGCGACGGCTTCCGGGCTAAACCGTTCCGGCCAGGCGAGGTCGCCTTCTTCGGTTCTTGGGTCTACCCAGCCGATGGTATTGTAGGGATCGCGGCCTATTTCGTATTCCATCGGGACTTGCAAGTGACAGTAGGGCCATCCGTTCTCTAAGATGAAGCCGCTGATATCGGCCTGGTGCACGCGCTGCATGATGATGATGATGGCGCTATCGTCGAGGTTGTTTAATCGGTCGGTGATGGTTTCTCGGAACCATCTGACGGTGTCGGTTCTAACCACGTCCGACTCCGACTGGTGAACATTGTGCGGGTCGTCAAGTATGACGGCGTCGCCGCGCTCGCCTGTACCGATACCGCCCACCGAGGAAGCGAACTTTGATCCGGTTTTGTCATTTGTTACCTTTACCTCGCCTTCTTTCTCCACCGCGAACTTATCGCCCCATAGTTCCTTATAGCTATCGTGGGTAATGAGTTTCTTGAACTTAAGGTTATCTCTTTGCGTCAATCCGCTCGAGTAGGAGAAGCTGACATACCTTTTATGCGACATGCCCATAGGGCCCCACTCGAACGCCGGCCAAAATACATTGACCATGAGGCTCTTCATGCTGCCGGGCGGGACATTTATCAGGAGTCGCGTTATTTTTCCAAAGGTGACGGCCTCGAGGTGCTCGCAGATGGCGTCGAGCAGCCAGCCTTCGACCAGCCGGGTTTCCGGCTCGATCACCGGCCAGAAATATCTTACGAAGTTGATCAGGCCGCCGGGGCGCGACTGCCGATCGCGCTCATAGCGGACCTTGAGCTCGTCCTGCAGCACTTTGAGGCTGACATCCAGCGTATCGCCGGCGGCCTGGGCTTCCTGTGGAGTAGTAATGTCGTCCATTGTCGTGCGATTCGCTTTGTACTAGGATAAACCGCATGAGCGACATTGTTGAGCGGCTGCGCGGCTACAAGAATCCCCAGGAAACTCTGCGTTGGACGAACGCGGCCTTTACTGAGTTGGCTCAAGTCGTGAGCGAGGCCGCCGACAAGATCGAGCGGATGCGCAAGATCATCGACGAGCATATCCGTGCCGGCGCCGAGCTCATCGCCGGCAGCAACCTGTTGCGCGAGGAGATCGACCGGCTGACGGATGAGCGCAACGACTATCGTCGGCAAGGCGCGGCCGAGATCGAGTGGCGGGACAAGGAAATCGAGCGGCTGCGGGACGAGGCCATGCGGATACGCGCCGATGCCGCCAGCGTCGTCTACGCCTACGACTGCGCCGCGCAGTTGATCGAGGCGCTGATCAGCTTTTTGCCCGAGGGCCAGCCGCTCGACCCGCGCGTCGCCACCGCCAAGCACAATCTCGACGAGGCACGGCGCGCGCTGCAGCGGCCCGCCACGCCCTCGCCCCCTGCCCCTATTGCCGGTTCCTCGTCGCAGTTACTGGCAGAGAGCGCGATGGCCATCGAGGAGCTTTCCGCGCAGCGCAACCGGCTCATCGCCTGCCTGCAGTCCGGGCAGATCCTGATCGACACCTTGATGACCGAGCTGCGGCACAATGCGGTGCTGCCGCTCGGCCCCACCCAGGCGCTGATCGTGGCGCATCAGGCTTTCCGCGAGCGGATGGAGGAGCTCCTGAAAAATCACTAGGGGATTGCCTCGGTGACGAACTCGCGGCACTCGCAATCGAGCACAGTGCAGCTAAGCATATGCAGCCCGTAATCATGGCCGCAGCGCCGGCACGGCTCGGCAAAGCCTAATAGATCCACCGCCCGGCGCGATAGCCCAGACGCTCCTTCCTCTCCCTCGTCTTCGCCGCCTTCTTTCTCGCCGGCTCCCATACTTCCCTCGTCATGCAGGAGAAACATCGCGCGAACCTGCCGTGCGCGATCTTACCGCAACGACAGAGCCGAAGCACGCGACGCGCTGCTCTCATTGCGGCAACCCCCGCTCGGCAAACTCCTGATCCATCTCCGCCAGCAAGAAGAACGCGACCTCCACCACCATCTTCGCCCGCCGCAGGCGCAGCTCGTCGATCTCCTCCGATACCACGCGCGGATTGCTCGGATCGCGCCACGCCGACAAATACGCCGCCAACATGTGGCTGGACACATAGGCCGCCGCCACCGGATTATCGAGCCTCGCTATCTCCAGTTGCAGCTTCTTCAAGATCCTGTCGGCAACCCTGAGATCCTTCTTTCTGGTCAGTCGCAGTTGTTCCAGCGTCTCCTTGTTCAACAACATCTCCATCCCTCCCCTGAAACTTCGCCAATCGCTCCCGCACCAACTGCAGAAACCGCTCCTTCCTCAGCAGCCCCAAATACCGCTCCGTCGCAATCATCAGCTCGGTGCGCTCGCTCCACGTGACCGCGCAATCCTCCGGCTCCGCCTCGGATATCCCTCCCCGCCTCGACATCGGTCCAAAGTTAGCCATCACGGCAACGGCAGCGGCTTCACGTTCGACATGTCATAAACCTTGGCCTCCCCCTTCTCGCGCTGCCGCTTCCTCTCATCCTCATGCGCAAACCAGATGATGTCCTTGAGCACATGCAGGTCCTTCACCAGCTTGCGCGCCGCCGCCAATACTTGCAGCACATCAAAATACGGCGCATCCCCACACGCCATCGCCTCCAACCGGTCCTCTATCCGCGCCAAACTCTTGCCAATCTCCAATACCCTCTCCGCCGTGTCCTGCCAGCGCGGCTCGCCTGCCTGCATGACCTCCTCCTCCTACCTAAACCCCCCCTTTAACTAGAGCGGGAGGCAGTCCCGTTTAACCCGAACGCACCACCTCCCGCCAGCCTGAGCGACGGCGTACACCGCCCAGACATCCACCATTTGCCGTGCCACCATTTCCACATTTCTCACCACCGCAAAAGCTCGAAAGCACCCTCACTCCCCGCTACTTCCCGCTACTCCCGGCTACTCCCCGTCACCTGCCCTCCGCCTTCGCCTTCGCCCGCTTGTCCCGCATCAGTTTCCTCAATCGCAGCCGCTCCGCATCCCGCCTCGCCTCACACACCGGACACTTGCCCCCAGAAACCTCCTTCAACCGCTCCGCAATCGCCAGCTCAACCCGCGCCTCTATTTCAGAAGCAGGAGGTGACACTACAGAAACGGCAGGGGGCACTAACGCCAGGCGCTTCCCACCCTTCAACACCCAATCCGTAACCAACAATACATCATCATCCCGCGACCACCTCCGCCGCATCCGCTCCGCCGCCTTCAATACCTCAACCTGATCCATAGCCGTTACTCGTAACCGTTACTGTAACAGCGTTACTGTAACATAGATTGGTTACTGTAACAAGACGTTACGTGTAAGTGTTACCCGTAACAAGAACCGGAAAATACACCCCGTATAAGGAGGAGGGCGTGGAGTTTTTTCTCTTTTCTCTTAGGGGCCCCCCCCCTCGAGCTCGGGGCCGGAGCTGCCGGCGATCAGCATCTACTCAGTGTGGATGCTGAAGTCGCTTCGGATGATGAAGCAAAGCTAGTCGCTTAACTCATTGATCTTGTTAGTATCATCATCGATCGAGTCAGCTTGGGGAAGCGCGGGGGAAGAAGCATAGCGAGCGATGCGATCGGCAAGGTTCTTAGACCTCTTGGCACCTTTTGGCCGTCCGACCTTAGGCTTATTGGGATTTCCTGAGATATTGGATGAAGTACCCTCAATGACCTTGGCGCTCTGGCCAGCGTCGCGCTTGGCAATCAAATCCTTAACTACTTCAATGGCTTGTTCTATCTGCTCGGTCGTCATCCCCTTGACGCCAGCGCTGTGGCTGACCTCCATTTCCCGCGGCACGAGCAATACCAGCATTTTCAAGAACATAGCAGGATTGTTGCGCATGACCTTGTTGATAGCTTTGTCGCCTCCGCGGTCAAAAGCCTTCTGTAAGGCCTTGATAGTGTTGAGATTAAGCTCTCGGCGCGTGCGGCTCAAATCTTTGATGCGACCGACTTCATATCCTCCTTGTCCGACGTGATGTGGACCGTGATGACCTGGGAGGAGAGTTCCGTCTGGTCGACGTGCTGGCGTTGTTGTTGATTGCAATGCTTTTGGCATTGAGAGGGTTAATGGGTTGATAGATACATTATAGGGAGAGTTGGAGCTGTAGCGCGCAGTTGGCCATATTGGCCTACCGCTGCGGAGCGGTCATTTGCGGCCGTCGAGGATAAAGCCATTGGGCGCAGCTGCGATGAGGTCGGCGATTAGGTCGTCAGCGGGGCGTTGCTGGCCGAAGTCTGTTTCGCGCCAGTAGCGTTGTCGGAGCTCGAGGGGGATTTCGAACCAAGCTTGTGCATTGACCAGGCCGAGGCCGGCGATTGAAGCGACGTTGTGGCGTTCTTGGGGTTTGGGCTTTTCGGTGATGTGGGCGGTTGCCGAGCGCTTGTGGGCGAGCGGATCGGTGCTTTGCTCGGCGGCTGCGGCGGGCTTGGGGGGTTTAGCGACCATTGTTGAAGCTTATGCGAGTCGATCGCGAGCGGCAAACTCTACTAACGCTTCATCGGCCATAGCATCGATCTCGGCCTGCAAGCGCTTCCTGCGATAATGCACGCCATAAAGCCGCATGTTTTCTTGCTGGGTGATAGGCTCAAGATGGGCTGGATTAACGCACAATGTATTGCGACAGTGATGATGGAGAACAAGACCATCGGGGATGACGCCTACTTCTAAATTGTAGACTACGCGATGTGCTAGGCGGAGTTTGCGCACAGTCGGCACATAGCATTGCCCGTAAGCTCCAGGCCATAACCCGGTGTTCTGTCCAGTCCATTGCCAGCAACCTGATGGCATTTTCGCAATATGCGCGAAAACCCACTCTCGATAACACTCTACAAAATCAGGTGAATCTAGTTTCCATCTTTTTTTCAAAGCTAGCACCTTGCTAGGGGGTACAAAATAGTGTAGTGTATGTCTTATCGGTTGCCAAGTAGCCGCACTGGGCAGTGCAGGCAGCATGCCGAAAACAAGGAGATCTGACCATGTCATTTACCGAACTGATGACGATCATCGATACGTTGATCGAGGATGAAGGCCAAGAGCGTGTGCTCGAGGCCTTCGACTATGTATTGCAGGAACGCGATGAAGACGCGCCGGCAGAGGGCTAAGCCAATGGATCATGCTTTAACGCTGCATGAGTTCATATGGACGATCATAATCATAATCGGCATCGTCGGCTTTATCCTCCATCAAAAGGGGATCTGACGATGTTTCACCACTTTGAACGATGGGGACATAGCGCGCTTGCGGTGCTCGCGGCGGGCTTTGTCCTTTGGCTGATCTTAACTACAGGAGTCTGACAATGGAAAACCGTATCTTTTCTCTCGATAGCCCAAAGGCAATCAAAGCTGACGCCTATGGGTATATCAATGCAATCCACTATATGGCACCACATACGGTCGCTGGCGTCGGCAATCTATGCGTCGACTCGACTGACGCCTGCCGCATGCTTTGCCTTGGCTTGACTTCTGGTCAGGCCGGTATGGTGCACAATATCCACAGCCACCAAGACCAAGGCAACAGCGTGCGCAAGTCGCGCAAGGCCAAGGCGCGGCGGTTCATGCGCGATCGCGCCAACTATATGCGCGACATGGTGCGCTCGATAGAGCTAATCGAGCAAAGAGCACAGCGGCACGGCAAACAGATTTGCTTTCGCCTTAATGGGTCGACAGATATCGGTTGGGAGGGTGTCAGCTGCGAGCGTAATGGGAGTAAGTTCCGCAACGTGATGGCGGCTTTCCCGCACTTGCAATTTGTCGACTATACCAAGATCGTCTCGCGCTTTAAGCGCGCTTTGCCGGCCAACTATCATCTCACGCTCTCGCGCTCGGAAGTGAACGAAGCACAATGCGTGGAGGCCTTGGCCAATGGCGTCAATGTCGCCGTGGTGTTCGGTAGTAATAAGCCGAAGCAATGGCATGGCTTTGAAGTGATCGATGGCGACGCACACGATCTCCGACATCTAGATCCGCGTGGTGCGCGTGGTGTGGTCGTGGCCTTAAGTCCGAAAGGACGCAAGGCGAAGCGGGATAAATCCGGATTTGTGGTGCGGCAGGTGCCCTGATGTTCTGGAAAGTGATGACGCCGCACGGGATTAGGTATGTCGAGCTAATGCGGCCGGGCTTCGGCGCGCGCGTGCACGATGACGGCGCGCTATGGGAAGAACATGACATCGACAAGGTAACGGTCGAGCTAGTCACGTTCAAGCCATCGGACGTGATTTGCGAGATGGAGTTAGAGGACGGCAAGCTGAAAGAGGTGCACATATGAGCGATAGGTTCGAGGAAGCATGAAACCCGCGCAGTATCTCGCGGCCAAGGAGCAGCTCGGCCTATCTCATCCAGAGATGGGCCGGCTGTTCGGCAAGCATTGGTACGCCAGTTACAGGTATGCCGCCGGCCATAGCAAAGTACCAAAAGACCATGCCAAGTTAATCCGGCTATTGGTATTAGCCCGCTTAACTGTAAGTGATGGCTTTTACCAAAAGATATTGCGCAAGGCACGGACCGGCGGGCTTATAGGCGCGGTTACCTTTCTGCAGGCGAGCATGAGTAGGGCAAAGTTCGCCAAGATACAGGGCGAGATCGAGAGAGAGTAAAACAAGGAGAACACGATGACGAAAGCTGTAAAGGAAATACACGGCAAATATACTTACCGCTACTCTGACGGCACTACGATCAAGATCCGCGGAAAGCAAGCCGATCGCGTGACGGCGCTTGTCCAGACCGCGCCGGCCATGTTGGAGGTGCTCAACGACATCAAGTTCACGTTCGAGTCAGTCAAAGACGCGACGACGATCGGCGAGCTGCTCGATTTATATGAAAAGGTCAGTGCCGTTGTCGCGCGGGCGGAGCAGTGCCGATGAAATACCTATTAGCCAGCACGCTTATAGCTATGAGCAGCACGGCTGCGGCCTATGAGTCGCAGCTGCCGCCGCCCGCATATGACCATCCATACGAAGGTCCGGTCGTCGAGACTTGGTACGACAATATGGATGACCTCAGGAAATCCTGTCCGGTCATGGACCCTGATGGTTTTCAAACCATCGCCTGTACGCGAGCACCAGGAGTTTATCCGTATGGAAGCCGCACTTGCTACATTTACTACGCGCCAAGAGACGTGCTCAAGGCCGGTGGTGTCAATATCGAGTATCTGCGCCGGCATGAGATGGGCCACTGCAACGGATGGCACCATGGGCCGCCTAACATGAAGCCGAAAAACCAAGACCGGCCGCCGGCGGTGACATTTCCGAAGTGACCTTGAGTCCATAGGGCCTCCGCCCGAGCGCCACGCCGATCGCGTCATTGGTGAGATGATGCGCAAGCTCGTGCGCGAGCGGGCGGAGCTCTGGGACATGGTAGGCGAAGTGTTTTACAGCGCCGGCTGGTCGGGATCGGTGCGCGCACAGCGGCCGGAGCCTGCTTACGTGAGCGATCGTGATTTCATCCACAGCGATCGGACCTGATCAGGGAAAACCCTAATTGACTGTGACAGACAGCTCACAAATGATGCCCGCCGCACCCCGGTCAGGAGATGCGGCGGGCCAAAGAACGAGCGACACAGCCTCGGGGACGCTCGCCGGTGCTAGGCGCGGCCATGTCCACTCAACAAAAGCCGCGCTCACAAAAGTTCCATATCAGATTCGGCCGATTTTCTGTCAATAGATCTAACGGGTTATCCCCAATATCCACGTTATACAGCGTCAGTGTCACTGACCTGACATATTGATTGCCTGCTCGCAGCGACTCAGAAACCAATAGCATCCGAGCCGGGGCCTCTGGCGGGGGTCATGACCCGCTATCTGGCACCGACTACGACGGGCCATCGTCCCGGCTCGCCCTCCCCTCCCTTTCGTTAGAGGGCCACATGCCAATCAGTCCGAAGATGATGCGCGAAGTCGGGATGACCGAAAAGCAGATCATCCATCTGCTTGAGCTAGAACTAGCCGAGCAACGCGAGCAGAACCGGATTCGTCAACGAAATCATAGAACGCGTAACGCGAGTCACGTTAGTAACGTGACAGGTGTGACACGAGAGTCTTATAAAGAAGAATCTAAGAAAGAAAGAAAGAAGACTCTCGAGCGTCACACCCGTAACGTTACATGCGTTACATCAGAAGAGTTCGACCAGTTCTGGAAGCTGTACCCTCGGCACGAAGCGAAGAAAGCGGCCATCCGAGCATTTGAGAAAGCTCGGAAAGAAGCTCCATTGGAGGCTATCCTCAACAAGCTAAGAGCAGCAAAGGAGAAATGGACAGAGGAGAAATACACGCCATACCCGGCGACTTGGCTGAACCGGGAGGGCTGGGATGCCGAGCCGGCGACAAACGGCAATGGGCACATCCCTTCGGAAGAGGATCTGGCAATCTGGCGGTCATGGAGCAAACCTAATGCGACCAAAACCCAAGAGGAAGTTCGGCGAGATCCCAGCCTGGGCCAAGGAGGGCCCGATCACGGGTAGAAACTACGATCTGCGGGCCGAGTGGTACGGTGCGAAGGTTAAGCAATGGGGAGACAACTGGCCTTTTCTCTCGCATGACGACACTTTTCCAGCTACGGCGGATGAGGTGGCGTGGGATGCCTATTTTCGCTCCCTCGACGGGATGCCAACCGTTTACCGCATGTTTCGGGATGGCATCATCAGGCATATGAACGTGCCGGAAGCGCGGCCTGAACTGTTTGACACGACTTGGGGGCTCAAATGATCGTCATATGCAATCTTTACGTTCGCCGGGGGCGTCGCGGCTACGACCAGCTCGTGGCTGCGATCAATGAAGGCCGGATAGGGCAATGGGCTGCGCCGATGTATGCGAGATACGGCCGCACGATACGCAGGGAAGATTACTACCGTTACGACGACGACGGGGTCTGGGTTAACCTGAAAGATTATCAGGCGCTGGTGGGGATGGCGCACGCGCCGGAGAAAACTCAACCAGCGGCCTCCTAATGGACGCTGCTGCGCCTCGTATTAGGAACCGCCGAGCGTTTACGTGGCGCCGCGACACCCTGCTTTACCTCGGCCGCTCGACCGGGTTTCATGTGAAACGCGACCGCAAGTCTCCTACGATGTGGCGGGTATGCTCGCCGGATGGCCGACTGTCCGACATAGCTAACCGGGCGCGCGCCAAGGACGCAGCAGAGATCGCAGCGATGCAATGACCGCCTATTACAACGAGCATGATCCCTATGCCGCGCAATGGCTCAGAAATCTCGTCGCCGCTGGACACATCGCCGGAGGCGACGTTGACGAGCGATCAATCGTCGATGTTCGACCTGACGACCTGCGCGCCTATCGTCAGTGTCACTTCTTCGCTGGGATCGGCGGATGGAGCTATGCCTTGCGACTTGCTGGATGGGATAACGCTCGACCTGTTTGGACAGGCAGCTGCCCTTGCCAGCCCTTCAGCATGGCCGGCCAGGGCAAGGCGGCCAATGACAGACGCCATCTGTGGCCTGCGTGGTTTTCTCTTGTCCGCGAGTGCCGACCTGCAGTCGTGTTTGGAGAGCAGGTTGAGGCGGCGATTGGCTGGGGCTGGCTCGACCTTGTTCTCGCTGACCTGGAGGCGGAAGGCTACGCCTGCGGGGCGGCCGTACTACCAGCTTGCAGCGTCGGCGCACCGCACGTCAGAAGCAGGATTTGGTGGGTGGGGGACGCCGCACGGGGAGATCTTCGGGGGCACGGCGGAGGCAGAGTTGAGGCGCAAGGAGGGTTTGCCGTGCGGTCAATCGGTGACGCTCCTGGAGCATCAGGCGCAACTGGCGAGTTGGCCGACGCCGACAGCCACCGAGGATCAGCGCGGACTCCGCAGCCAGGACGGCAAGCGCGGAGCGACGTTGCGGGAGGCCCTGAGGGGCTGGGCGACGTCGCGAGCAAACAAATGGGGCGAGCCGGACAGCCATGGCAAGACTGTGCTTGGGTCGACTGCGCAGACGGGAAAGCCCGGCCAACTCAACCCAGCCTTTTCCCGCTGGCTCATGGGGTACCCGGCCGAGTGGGACGCCTGCGCGCCTACGGCAACGCGATCGTCCCGCAAGTCGCGGCCGAGTTCATAACGGCCGCACAGTGAAATGGCGCGGGCCGCCCGGCAGGAAACAAGGAGATGAACCCGGAAGGCGGCCCGCAATGCCACGGCGAGCCTGAGGTGAGGGCCGTGGCGGGCAAGGAGAATCTAACATAATGGAAAGGCGATGTGAACAGTGCGGAAAGCTGCTTCGGAGACACCCGAAACATAGCCGCAAGCAATGGCAATCCAAGAGATTCTGTAGCGGAGCTTGTTCCAATCAGTCTCGCGCTATCCACAATCAGCGGTATACCCGGCTCTATCAGGTCTGGGCCGCTATCAAACAAAGATGCCATAACCCGAAGCATCATCTGTTCCGCTACTACGGCGCGCGCGGCATTACGCTGTTCGAGGGGTGGCGCGACGACTTTGGCGCTTTCGCTGCGGACGTCGGGCCTGATCCCGGTCGGCCCTTCGAACTCGGCCGTGCTGACAATGACCTTGGCTACCAACCAGGCAACGTCCGTTGGGAAACGCGGACAGAGAACGTCAGGAATACCCGGAATACACGCTGGGTCGAGTTCGACGGCCAGCGTATTTCGCTAATCGAAGCCTGTGAGAAAACGGGCGTTCCCTACAAACGTGCCTGGATAAGACTTATGCGGTTGGGTTGGCCTCTGGCACGCGCGTTACGCCCATGAGCCAACGCAACTCGGGGTACGCCAGAAAGCCAAGAGACCAATATTTGACCCCTGCTTGGGTGACCGAGGCGCTGCTGCCGCACATCCCCGCGCGCATACGATCGGTCTGGGAGCCGGCGGCAGGCCGCGGTCACATCGCCAGCGTGCTCAACGCCGCAGGCTACAAGGTCAAAGCCACTGACCTGAAGACCGGAAATGACTTCCTGCGCTCGCGATCCCATGTCGAGGCGGTCATCACTAATCCACCGTATGGCCTGGCTACTGAGTTCGTCTGCCATGCGCTGGGTCGCACGTACCGGCTCGGCGGCTTCGTCGCCATGCTGCTCAATACGGATTTTGATCATGCCAAGCGCCGGCAGCACCTATTTGGTGCTTGTCCACAGTTTGACAAAAAACTCGTCCTTACCCGTCGCATAGTGTGGTTTACTCCCTTGATCGCAAGCCCGAGCTCAAACCACGCATGGTTCATTTGGGACTGGCGCAACAACGCCAAGCCCCTGCTGAGTTATTATTACGAAGACAGGACGTGCTCGCTGACGGTACCATGATCGAGCCTTCGCGCGACCTCGTAGCGGAGTGCTATGGCTGGGCTGTGCGGTTGATAAATTATTACGTCACTCACGACACGCCTGAATCGCGTGCTTACTCTTCTCACGGCGCGCGAAGAAATACCCGCTTGCAGTGCGAGGCCAAGCTAGGCGAGTGTGTTTTCTGCCTGCATGTCGGCATCGATCCGGCCGTAAGCCTGAAATGGGACACCGAGCGCGGCGCCGACCCCGATTACGACGTTATCTGGCGCAGCGCCAGGATCGACGTCAAGCAAACGCAATTGCACTACGACTATCTGATCTGGCCGATTAATAAGAACCGAGATTTTCAGAAGAAGAAATTTGATGTGCTCGCGTTAGCGAAGGCCCAAGTAAGCTTTGATGAGGAAGGGCTGACGGGTCGCGGCTTTGTCGCCGGCTGGATCGAAAAGGACAAGTTCTATCTCAAGCGCGACATTGCGCCGGCAGGGCCGGCCAACGGCAGGCTCACCCCAGGCACGTGGTACCTGCGACCTGAGTATCTCCATCTGATGAGCTACTGGTCTACTGGCGGGTGACGGTGATTTCCGTCCCTCGGCGCGCCAGCGGCACGGCTGGGATATCGCGACGCGCCAGATGTGCGGCAGCTAGCTCCACCTTCAAGGTCTCGAGCACTACCCGCGCCAACGTGGTGTGCAGCCGCACCTCGCTAGCAGAGATCTTCTTCTCGTCTACCAGCCTCCAAATTTGGAGCATCTTCTCACGGATGTCCGCCGTGTCCCTCACGATCGCTTTGCTGCTCACGACTAATCCTCCGTCCTGTTTTGCGTATAACCTGCGTGGCTATCTTGATATTGAGCTTTGCGTCTTCTAGTTCGCGACGCTCGCCAGCGGCCGCAGCCAAACGCTGATTGTGTTCGGTCGCCTCAAACTCCGCTTCATCTTTAGCCCGCTGCGCTGCAAACGCTCGGCGTTGCTCGGCTTCAGCGCGCTGCTGGCCTCGATATGCCCGCCATTGCCTGCGCATTTCTGCGTCGCTCTCCTGCCGGTCGAGCGCGCGCTGTAGCTCCGCACGCGCTCGCTTGACTCGTTGCTCATGGTAGCGCTTGGCGCGCTCGGCTTCTTGCTTCTCGATAAAAGCCAGCCGCTCGATCGACGCTCGCTGGTTGGCAAGTTCAATGTCAGCCAACTCGACTCGCAGCTCGGCAATCGCTTGCGCGTAAACGCCGTCACGCCTTTTCAGGACTGCTCTGACTGCGCGGTCCCACTTTGCCCAGCGTTGGCGATACTCTTTCGCCTGCAGCTCAGCTACTTCCGGCCGCTGGGCGGTGACGACCTCGTGGTATTGCGGGGCGCGCGGGAGCCGGCCGGTGGCCCGGTACTGGGCATAGGCGTCAAGCCGACCCTGCTCGTCGCGGTAAGTCGGCGAGCGCGCCGTGTCACTGTAGCTTGATTTGATTAAATCGCCCAGCGTGCCGCAGTCGGACATCAGACGCCCGGTCTCGCGCACCTTTTCCACCAGGGCCATGTCATCGACATCGAGCGGGCGCGCGTTCCAACCCGCCTTGTCCACGAGCCACAGCCAGCGAGCGATATGCGGACGATATGCGTCAGTCATCTTTACGTGGTTTGGGTTGGCGACGCTCGAGCTCGCGCACCGCTAGCTCGAGTCCGCGCTCGGCAATCTCGCGCATCGACGGCGGCGGCGGGTAGCACTTCTGATTTGCTATTTTCGCCATGCGCTCGAGCAGAGCGTTCGGCAGTCGGAAAGAACGGGTGGATGTCGGCTTGACCGGTACCATGCGACAGCCTATAACGCATGTCTCCGTGAGTCGCAAGCGCAAGCATATCAGCTGGAAGACGCGCTACGCTGGCGCGCTTGCCGACCGCCCTGACGCGCCGCCGCTCGAACACCTTAAGCAAATGACCGAAGACCAGCTCATATCCCTCTATCACAGCGACCATAATCGGCTGCACGCATTTGAGCCTGGGCTCGATGCTTATTGGAACCTGCGGCCAATGCTTATTGCCCCGCACCGCGAGAAAACCAAGCTCGACCGCAAGCGGATTGCCAAGAGCAATCGTATCATCGCAAAGCGCAAACAGTTTGAGCTAAAGCAGCGGCGACGATATCGTCGTTGGGCGATGCGTCGCTGGCCATCGCGCAAGATTGTGTCACGGAAGTGGGGAAAGAAATGACCAACATGCTTAACAATCAGTATCTCGCTGCGTTTGGCGGCAATCTCTCAAACATGCAAGGAGGCCAACTTGGGCAATATTGGCAACCCGGTGCGACGGCTCAAGGTAATACCTCTTTTGACCCCTATCTCGCCAACCTCGGAGCCCAGGCCGCGTTCCCCAACGCCGTCTCGATCTCCCAGCAGCTTGCCCAGCAAGGTGCCCTCCACCTTGCCCAACAACAAGCCAACTACCTTGCCCAGCAAAGTTTCTCTAAACCATCGCTAAAGATTGAGATCGTCGCCGGGGAAATCCTCGGCCACCGAGTGTGGCGAGTCGAACATGGATTTCTCAAAGCCGCGGCCATGAACACGATCTGGCCACCCGATGAGCCGTGTTACGGCGCTGTCTCCTATCGCGGCATGGACATGCAAGCTGGCGTGCATGCTTTCAAGCACCAGCAGGATGCGCTTTGCCAATACGGCACTCCGTATAACGGCGTTAATGACGTCCGAGTCGTAGGTACGGTCTTGCTGTGGGGCGACGTCGTTGAGCACGAGGACGGTTACCGCGCCGAGTGGGCGCGTGTACGCAGCCTCGATTACATCGTCGGCCTCAAATGGCACTGGCAAGCAAAAAGGACGTTAAGGATTCTACGCGACCGCTATATCAAGCCAACGGCTCAGCTACAGGAGGATTGCGATGCCGAGAGGGCGACCAAAGTTGACTGATCTCGATACGAGAGGAACCGATGCCGTGAAAAAAGAACCACACGATATTGAGCCTTTCATCTTGGCTTTGTGGGAAGAAGTGCCGCCGCGTCCTTATTGGGCCGCCGCCGATCGCCAGAAGTGGCATGAGATCCTCAAGCAATATTTTGACATGATCTACAAAGAGCCCGAGCCACCGGCAGCATAGGAAGGCATCAATGCGTAAGCGAGGATTTAAGCGTCCTGGCTGGACGGAAGAAAGACGTGCAAAGTTTAGAGCCACTTTTGCGCGCAAGCGCAAGCGTCGCGAGCTCGACGCGCGGCCTCGGACGCAGGTCGCACCTGAGATCGTACCCATCGAGAAGCCGCGAACTTTCCCTCTGCAAGAAATGCCGCCCGAGCCTACCGTGCCGGAGCCGTTCAAAGTCAAAGACAAAGGCATCATGTACTTCATCGACAAGCGCACCGATAAGATTCGCCGGCTGCGCCTGTCAGTGGTGAAAATCTTTATGGCCGATGCAGAGGACATCGGATGAAAACTTGGGATAACTATCTCGCCTGGGAAAGGGGCGAAAACCCTCCGGCTTACCTCAATCAGCCGGAGGCGGGGTATTTCCGCGAACCGCATAAAGACAGATTTAACGGCCGCTATACCTATACGCCCATAATCTATTTTCCAGATGAAACTAATGAGCGCCTTGTCGGGAGGCGAGGGGCGTGGCCAAATGGCGCCGAGCTAAGCGAAGAGGAGGTCATTGAAAAGTGGAACAACGGGCTCCACGCTCACCGCGTGAAACAGCAGGAGTATCGTCAAGTAGCCGCTGAAGGCGGTCTTTGGAGCGACGAGAGTCCGTCTGCTCCGCTCCAGGGCCACAATCAGCCCCCGGAACCTGAGTCGTTCGAGGAGCTCAAGGCCGCCGTCGAGGATGCCGAGCACGAGGCTAACGGCTATCTCGAGGGCCTGCCCATCGCCGACCAGGCCGAGGCTGATAAGATCTCCAATGTGGCGCACCGCCTCGCCGAGCTGCATAAACTTATCAACGACAAGAGGAAGGAAGAAAAGCAGCCTTATGTCGACGGCGGCGATGCGGTCGAGAGAAAGTGGAAGCCGCTCATTGCCGCTGCGGTTACTTTCAGATTGCTTAAGTCCAGGCTCATTACGCCCTGGCAGGTAAAAGAAAAGTATAGGCTTAAGAAGGAAGCCGAGGCGGCGCGTGCAGCGGGTGAAGCGGTCGAAGACAAGAAACCGCGCAGCGGGACCCGCGGCCGCGCGATCGGCTTAAAGACTTTCAGACGGGCCGAGATAACCGACTATAAGCTTTGTCTGGAGTTTTTTGCCGATCGCGACGAAGTGCGCGAGGCTGTGCAAACCCTTGCTGACCGCGCTGTTCAGCACGACAGCGGCGTCGTGATTCCCGGCGTCAGGACCGTGGAAGAGGACAGAGCGGTCTGATGTGCCAGCCGTATACGCCGATGTTCGGACTGTCCGAAGCAGGAAAGAACGCCATTATGACAGAAGAAGCAATGAAGCGACGCGTGCCGCTTGTACCTGGGCCGAGAGCAGGCCTGGGCTTTCAGCAAGAGCGCCCAAAAGCCGAGCAGGAGTCGCCGCAGTACGTGCGCGATAAGCTCGATCGGGACCGCGAACTAGAAGTAGCAGGATTGCGCGCGATCGGCGCGCCAGCGCATATCAGCGTGACGCATCCGCCGCTCTTAAATGAGAAGTTGCCGCCGATCGGCAATATCGCCAAAGCCATCGCCGGAGTTATGCGCGAGGTCGGCGACATCGAGAAGCGCGGCATGAACAAGTTTCACAATTACGCTTACATGACGATAGGAGACATGTGCCACGTGCTGACGCCGCTCATAGGCAAGCACGGCCTCGCTATCATCATGAACGAAGTAGAGCGCAACATCGTAGAAAGCCGCGTCGCCGTTACCTACGAGTTTAGCATCATCCACGAGAGCGGTGAGCGATGGCCGGAACGTCCGCGCCATACTGGCATGGCAATCGCGCGCGACAGTAAAGGCAATTGGGACGACAAAGCTTTCAATAAGTGCCACACCGCGGCGAGAAAGTACTTTCTCTTAGGGTTATTTCAGGTGCCGGCCGGCGACTTCGATGATGCCGACGCCGATAAAGGCACTGACGAAAAAGAACCGCCAGTGCCAGGGCCGGGGGCGCCCATCATTGATCAAGGCGACAAACCAGCCAGAGCCCAGCAATGGGCAGATGACTTTATCGAAAGGACCAAAACGGCGAAGAACAGAGAAGAACTCGCTAAACTAGAGGTCACGTTCGATCGCTATTTGCAATCGATGTCCGAGAAATATCCCGAGATATACGCGCGTATTTCTGCAGCAGTGCAGAGCCGGTTCGACGACCTTAGGGCCGCCGCAGAACTGGCAATGCCAGCGGACAATCAACATGCAATGAACTGGATAGCCGAGCATCTCAACGCCTTCAAAACTTATGAGGCGGCGGAGAAGTTCTGGAACGACATCGTAGAACCGCAGCGCATGAGGTTTGACGTCGTGGATTGGGAGTTGCTTTTGAGCGAGTGGACGCGCACGGAGGCGAGGTTCGGATATGCCGACGTCGTAGCCCCGCCCCCCGGCGAGAACAATGGCGATCAGCAACACCCTGGTTAAAAGGCCCGCGTTGTACAAAGGGGAACGCGGCCTGTTTCCTAGCACTCCAATGGCAGAGGATGACCTGAGGCTCACTGCAGACGGAGAAGAAGTCGTCATCAAGTACTACTCAAAGCGCAACGTCGAGGCGTTGAAGCGTCTCTGGGCAATGGTCTACTACGCCTGGCAAAACTCCGACCGGTGGATCAGCAAAGAAGAGGCCATGAAAGATCTCAAACTGCGAATCGGCTTTACGAAGGTGACATACAAGGATGGTGAGCTAGGACTAAAGCCCAGGAGCTTGAAGCGGATTAGCGACGAGGAACTAAGATCGGTGACGCGAAGCATCGAGGATATACTCCTCGCGGAAGTTCTACCTGGGATGCCACACAATCAGTGGCGTGACAATTTAGAGGAAATGCTAGGAGTAAGAAGATGACAGACACGTTCAACGCTGGTGCCGCCAACCAACCGCCGTTTAAGCCTCGTCCTGTAGTCGATGCGAAAGTTGATGAGCGCGGCTTGGGCGAGCTGTTCGACGAGTATCGCAAGACTCGGCAGCGCGGAGATGAGATCCTTAAGCTCATCCAAAACCGTATTGCTGAAAAGCTGCAGGACTTCATGAAATGATGATCGGCGAGAAAGAAGTCATCTTAGCGTTAATGTTTGCTGTCATCGTCCTGAGCCTCGCTCTGGTGCAGCATGCCCGCGGCGGAGAACAGCAGCTATGCCAGCTCGAGCCGCGCGATCCAAGCTGGTCCTACCGCACCAAAGTCGGCGGTCGTTCCGATAAATGCTGGTATGAAGGACGACGCATGAAGCCAAGGCGCGAGCTTTATTGGGCAGAGACTCCCGCGATCGCTCCCGAACAGGGGCCTTGGGAGATGGAGTATCGGTGGTCGGACCCCAATGGATGGAGCCATAAAGAGTGATCCATCGTCGCAATTTTCTGTTCGCAATGGCCGCGCCCGCGATCGTGCACATCGGCAACATCATGCCGGTCCGCTCGCTGCGCACTTATCCGCACTTCGTCGGATACGACATTGCGCGTGATGGCTGGTGGGTCGAACGCTGGATAGCCACCCATCCCACGCCGCTGTTCATCCCATCTCATGTGATCAAGGCGCGGGGGCTTTCGAACTTCTGCCCATCTCCCATAGAGCACGGGCTTTCAAACTTAGTAACAGCGTGCGTATCGTTTACCGACATCTAACACACGGAGGATCAAGCTATGGCTGCAGTGCCAGTGACGATCGACGGCGTGCTTTACGACAAGTACGCCAGAACCACGCAGGTAGTTCAGTTGACAGGCGTGTTGAGCCTGACCGGCTTGGTCATCGGCGGCGGGCCGATCATCCCGCCGGCGCAGCCGCCGGGGCCGGTCGATCCCGGGTACTCACCGCCTTGGGCGCAGGTGCCGCCCCCGGTCGATCCCGGCTACTCACCGCCTTGGGCGCAGGTGCCGGGTGTTCCGACACATCCGATCGTGCTGCCCCCACAGCCGCTCCCGCCCGAGGTAACGGTGCCACCGCCTGGCTCCCCGCCGGTCGTCATCGGTGGCGCACAGCCGATACAGCCAATTGTTGCCCCTCCATTTATAGTCGTTAACTACCCAGGGGTCGGCAAGGTGGTTGTCCCGCAGCCGTTGCCGCCGGATCAGGCAGCACCCAAGGCGTGAGGCGATGATTGACTACCTGAAAAGACACGCTGCAAGATAGATATCGCGCAAGAGGGCAGCGGGCCGGCCGCTTGCCGGCATGCGTGGCGAAAAGAGGGTCTCGACTTACGCTTCCGACTGTCCCGACGAGGGCGCCGTGGACTAACCACTCGCGGCGCTCTCGTTTATTTTGGGAGTCGCGATTTGTTCACGTTGACAGTTAAATTTGTCGTGTGAATCATATGGGGTAAGATTCACATGATAATGAGAAGCGACAAACATGGCAAAAGCAAAGACAGGCACGCGCGCGCCACGCCTCAAAATTGAAGTGACCAAGGAAGAAATCGAGCGAGCATTACGAAGAAAGAGTGGGTTTTGCATGATCGCCGAGGCGATCAGGAGACAGGTCGAAGGCAGTGCTTACGTTAGCGTCGATCTGCAAACTATCCGCTGGACCGATCCCAAGAGAGGCCTGCGATATATGTACCTCACTCCAAGGATCGCGCAGGAGGTCCTTGTACGTTGGGATCGCGGCATAGCCATCCCGCCCTTTACGTTTAGGCTCGCCGGCGCTCACATCATTAGTATGAGGAAGCGCAAATACAAGGATAGCAAGAGCAAGCTCGCTCATAAGCTCGGAAAACGTCGTGTTGTTCGTCCTCCTAAGAAGGGCACAGATAGCCGTTCCGACACCGTTGGCGGGCAGCACCCAGGTCTCTCTCGCTACCATGCTAGCCGAGATAAACGCCGTGCGTTTGGTGTGCAACTATACACCCTCGACGACGTCGTTTCAGTTGAGGAACATCCAACTGGCTTTTACGCTGAGACCTAGTGCGGCCCGCACTGCTTCAGCATAGCCTCAAGCAGCGTTTGCCAGCGCTCGCCATTGCTGTGCTGGATGTAAATGACCATAGCCATAAACAATACGTTGAACACCACCATGGCTAATGTGCCTGGCGTGCCCTTGAACGCCTCGACAATGCTACGCGCGGTCTTTCCTGCTTCCTCGCCTATCGGATTCATCGGAGGTCCCCTATGCTTGCGGTCGACATCGGCGGTCGTCGCTATGGCCGGCTAACAGCAGTCGAACGAACCAATCAGCGCACCAACGCTGGCAACTTCCTATGGAGATGCCGCTGTGATTGTGGACGAGAAACTGTTGTCGCTGCTGGAAACTTGCAAAGCGGCGGCACGCGATCGTGCGGCTGCTTGTCTCGACATACCAACAAAAGGCATGGCGAATCCGCGCCACGAACACGAGAGTATAGCTGTTGGAAAGACATGCGAGCTAGATGCAACTGGCCCTCGCATAAATCGTTCAAAGATTATGGCGGGCGCGGGATTAAAATCTGCAAGCGGTGGCAGGCTTTTGAGAACTTTCTCGCGGATATGGGCCGCTGTCCTCCCGGCATGAGCCTCGATCGTATCAATCCAGATGGAAACTACGAGCCATCTAATTGCAGATGGGCAAGCGCCTTGGTGCAGAGACATAACAGAAGTCGTCGTTAACTGCACGGTGGCGGGTCCCAGACGCTGACAACGTGTCGGCCTTGGATATAAGCGCGCAATGCTCCCCGTGCACCGTTTAAGAAGCGTTTTGGCTGCTCTGTGTCATCGCGGAGCCAAACGCTATAGAGGTGCACGACCCTATCTCGAAATGCCGCATCTAGACTTTCGTATGACAGTGCCTTGAGCTTGTCCCTTACGTCTGCATCGGCACACTTGATGATCGAATCTGAGCTTTGCGCCATCACTCTCTCGTGCGCCGACAGCAGCTCGAACACCCACATGAAAAGCAACACCACTAGGATGATGATAGCCGTGAGCAGAACGCGCCGCCCAAAGGGAACGTGCTCCAGCGGGCTCATGGTGCAGGATAAATAACAGTCACCGTATCGTCGG